CAAATTGCCAATACCAGTATCCATGTGGAATACTGGTTGGGTGGTACCGTTCGTTTTTGTAAATCCTGCCATTTTAAAATCTCCTTAATAATTAGGCTCTCGCCTTACTCTTATTTATGAAATAGGCAAAATCTTAGGTGGTTGTGGGGTTGTTTCTCATGCGGTTTCTAGCAGTAAAATCAAAACGATTCACTGCTTTACCATAGCCTGCAGGGGTTGCAAACACCCATCCCTCGTTGCCCGGTACTTGTGCATCCAGTTTGCCCAGCAGGTCCAGTTTAAGATCGTGTAGTAGTTCAAACAACACAAAGGCAGCGGCCAGTGCGCCTTCGTTTGAAGTTGGACTGCGCAGGTATTCTGTAATGTTGCGAAACTTTTGCGGAGTTTGTGAGGATTTCAAGTAGTTCATGAAGCCCGGTACTAAGTCTGAGAAGTCTCCGGTGTAGGCGGGGTATTCGGGATTGATACGCCGGTTAATATAATCCACACACAACTTGGCTAGATCGGTGATTTTAGCGGCACGTAGTTCTGCAGGATTGAATAGTGTATCAATTGCAGGACCCATTGTTCGCACCAGACTTTTGATTTTCTTCACATAGGGATTTTCTATTTCCACAGGCTTGGCATAGATAGGTTCAATCAACAACAGGCCAGGCACAGGGTTAAACTTGACTCGGCTGAGCGGTTGTTTGTCAGCGCCAGCATCCTCATACATGGTATGTATTGCTACACCAACTTCGCTATTAGCAATTTCTGTGCCCAGTTTGCTCTTTACAGGAATACGATATTCTACTGTGTTAGGTTTGAATTCCACATTGCCTGCTACCACAGGAGGTGTCGTGGTATACAACAAGTCGCCCTTGACATAACCACGGAAGTTGGCAGGAGTTGCTGCCTCCAGGTAGGGCCAGATTTTTTCATACACTGGTAAGAGTGTTTGTACACGGTCTGCTTTGTTGCCTTTGGCGGCAGCATTAGCATCACGCTGTGCCATGTTGGCAGCAATAGCACGAGGGCTAGTAAACAAACCATTGTAGCCCATGGCAGTAAAGCCTGCATCATCTGTTAACACAAACTCTCCGGTGTCTGGCTTGCGGCCGAACACCACAGCAGGTTTACCGTCCCATTTCACAGAAGCAGTCTTGGAATTTTCTTTAAAGTTGTCCACAATGGCCAGGGCTGTTTTGACGCCGGCTGTGCCATTTCTAAATATGTAATCTTCCAGGTGCTCAATGCCCTTGGCTTTGCCACCCACAGGTGCGGCAGCGGCTGGAGGTGCGGCTGCCTCTACTAGAGCATACATGCCCTGGTTAACAATACGATCACGCAGTCGTGCTAGGAAGTAAACGTCGCCGCTTTCTTCTAATTGTGTAGGTTCTTTGAGTCCTTCTTTGGCCAGGTACTCACGGAAGTCCTTGAGTTTGTTGTCGCGATCTTTATCCTTGGCCAAGAATGAGTAAATGCTTTCCACATTGCCCAGGTCACCCCTAGTGGCTTTAGGGCCCAGGATGGTTTTGGCCACATAGTCCGGATCTTGACTCACAAGTTCATTAGTAGCACGACTGAACATGCCATTGGCACCTATCTTGAGTCCCAGTTGCTTGGCTATGCTACTCATTAACACAGCACGGTGCATGCCTTTGTAGGCTGATGGAAATGTTTGATTGTAGTAGAATGTGCCCCAATCCAGGTTGGGGAAAAACATAAAGTCTGTTTGTACGTATCCTAGTTCGGGTCTGCCAGTAATAGGAGTACGCAAATGCACTTCACCCGACTTCTTGACCCAAGTTCTGGGATCCTCGCCGTGGCTACGGGCCCAGGCTTCCAGTTTGGCAGCCAACTGCTCTTTGGAGATCTCATTGGCATCTACTGCCAAATCCATGTCACCCGACGTGGGTGCTTTGCCTGTAGAGCCTAACCAACGCTCACGTGGAAACTCCAGTCCTGTCACTTGTTCCAGCCATGTTACAGTGCTGGGCACATCAGTTTGATTGATGCGTTGGGTTAATGAGTTGCCGTCAGCATCTTTGAATACATTGCCACCTTCTAGAAGTTTCATTGTACGTTAAATCCTAATGCCTGAAGATAATTTATAGTTTGTGCATCTTTTGAGGTAACTGCCGGCAATGCACCTGTAATGGCTTCAATGGCCGCCAATGTCTGAGGTGGTACTTGTGCCTGATTGATGATAATTTGTTGTGCGGCCTCTTTTGACTGTGCAACAGGTTTTTGACCAGCAGGTTTTTGACCAGCAGGTTTTTGACCAGCGGCTGGTTGTTTTCCAGTTTGAGCCTTGTTGGTAGTAGTTGTCTGCGAACCTGCAGTCAATCCAGTTGCGGCTGTTTGAATCAGTTGTGTAAACAATTGCTTTTCAGTGGCAGGATCCAACGCTTCATTTAATTGTAGACTTTCAACTGTTGGTACTGTACCACTGGCTGTTGATGCGGTGCCACTGGCTGTTGGTACACCACCGGCAGCGGCAGACCCTTTAAATCCACTAGGTGTAGTTGCTCCAAGTCCTTGTTTATTTTTAAGTTGTGTTTTGAGTTGTGCTGGGTTTGGTTGCTTTGGCGCACTAAGTTTTTTAATTATGGCCAACAGTTGATCTTTGTTGGTAAAGTTAGGAAGATATTGTCCTGCCAATAAATTCTTTTCCACCCAGGCTTGTAGTGTCTTTTGGTATCGGCCATCTGTGCGATTGATAAATGCGGCTTTTTGTGCAGGATCAGTAATGCTGTTTTCCAACTGTGTGACAAATACTGTCCAGGCTTTTTGGGCCTTGTCTGCCATGGCTGTATATTTCTGGCCCATTTGTGCCTGCTGGTAAGCAGTTGTTACTCCGCTGACAGCGTTGCTTACACCTTGTCCAGCGCCTCGAACTGCCGCAACACCTGCGCCAATTTTTCCAGCCACATTTTGTGCAAAGTCCAAAGGACCTTCATTTAGTTGTTTTGTTGTTAATTCATGAATCTGCATGGGTACGTCTCACTGTTCTTTCAAAACGGCCAGCATCTCTAGTGCGAATAGCATTCAGCAACTTACGTGTTAGATTTTCTGCTTGCTCGGGCGGAAAAACTGCGTCAATTTGTTCCAGCAGATTAATAGCACTGGCTATTACATTGCTTGCACGGCTTTCTATAACTAGATGGCGCTCACGCTCAACATACATTGAGTCTAATTCTTCTAACAAACTACGGGTGCGTTTTTGCATTGAGTCAATGACCTTTGAGTTATTTATTGAAAAATAAGTATACCTGTAGATTGATATTATCTGTATTGCGTTGCAATATCTAATAGATTTTGTTGTAATTGCACAGCAGTTATGTTATTGACTGTCCAGGCACGCTGTTGTTCTGATAATCCATTATTTTGTTCAAATTTAAATATGCAATAGGCCCAAAACCACGGATTCTGCATGAGCATCTGATCTGTAATGGGTTCTAAAATTTTATTCATACTGACAGCAGAGTCGTTGATTAAATCCACTGGCAATTGTAACTGTGCATAATTTTTTAAAAGTTGTTGCTGATTGTTATCCAGGTCCTGATTAAAATAATTTTTTAATATCTGTTGAATATAATGTTGATCTAATACCTGATCAAAATCAATGATATTGGAATACTGATTGGTTGTGATATCTTGCATGATTGCCTGATAAAAATATTTGATTTGATAATAACACTTGTCATACCAAAAAACACAATCCTGAGTCCAGGAAGCCAGCGCCGTGTTGTCAAACTCTTCAACCAGCGTTTTTTTCATAAAAATGTTGTAGATAACATTGTAAATTTTTTTTGTGGGCAAGATTCTCAACAGAGGATCAAACAATGTTTTGTGATAATCATAGTTTACCTGATGAGTCAGATAGATATTTGATTGAGCATTTTCATAATAGTCAGCCATTCTAAAGTTAACAGAGTCAGCAGGATGATTTGTAATTAATGCATACAAAAAATGTCCCGAACACCCTTCTCTGAATACAATTGCGGGTTTCATTGAAACAAAATCCCATACAATTCAGGATCGAATTTTTGTAAACTGGTTCCTTGCAATATGTCTTGCTGTTGTATATAATTTTTCAAAAGATCAATGTTGCTGACTGTGGGGCGATTTACAATATAATTCCAGGACTTACTGTTGGCGCCATGTGAAAGCAATATGTGTTGTTTTAGTGGTTCGGTCAATGAATCCAAACTGTATGTTCCAAATGCAAAATGATCAATTAATTCAATGGTGTCATTGAATTGAGTTTTGGCATACTGTTGGTGCCATTGGTCCAACAAATGCAATCGATTGATATTTAACAAACTCACTGTTCTATTGATGCTGGGCATGACATTGTGTGGCATATGGTCTAAGAAATATTGCCAATTTTCCAACCAGGTGGTCCAGGTGGCCGGCCACCGCTGATATTCATGCCCTGACTCAATGTCGTCCAGACTAAATCGTGCCAAGACCAACTGAAAACTACCAAAGAATTTTGACAGTGCTCGAGTAAGTTTTACAGTACCATTGGTGCTGAATCTCAGGCTACACTTAGAAAAGTCAATTTTGTCCTCTAAACAGTTGATGTAATGTTGAATATTGGAATTGAGAAAAGGTTCACCACCGCTGAAGTTTATTTCCTTTACCATTGAAAGATCTGTATTATCAAATAGTTGAGCGAATTTTTGTCGAGATAGATTGTAGTCAGGTTTGATTTTTATTTTTTTTAACTTTGCCCAAGTACTTGAACTATTTTCATCACAAATTCTACAGGCCAAATTGCAATTAAAATTGGGTGTAATATCTAATAGAATAACATTGCGATGATCATGTTCTACTCCGTATTTCTCGTTGGCTCCCTGGCGATAAGACTTTACGCCATTGTTTTCTTGATCTATGCAGGTCCGGCAGTTGACAGAATCGATGTTATAATCAATATTTTGACTCTGGGGAGTTTGATTAAAGCAACAAGTTCCTGGAACCCTGGACCCATTGATATATCTACCGTGTTGCATTAGTACGCACTTCATGGTTCTATCATCCATAATTTTGAATTTATTTCTTGTATTTTAAAAACAGTGCGTGGTTGTATCAAGTCTAAGAGATTGTATTTCAAATGATTGTGTTGAACAAATACAGGATCAAAGTTTATTAATGTTATTCCTCGCACCCAGATATTTAAAAATTTTATGAATTGATCCTGTGTGGCATATTTTAAAAACCACGGGTATTTGAAAATCACTGGTGTACGATCCGGCAGATAATCCGGACGGTGTGTCATTATATCGGGTTCAATCCAACTGTTGGGCCAATAATGTTTGGACAGGCGGTCCGATTCCAAGCAAACAGCATCTAGTCCGAAGTCATTGAAATACCATCCAGCAAAATCTACTGCGATTAAATTTTTCCATCCCTGGTCAATGATCCATTGGTCCACTGAGTCAAGTTGGTAAATGTGTCCGTGTCGAGTTTTCCTCCATTGTCGTAGTGCAGGCCGTGACAAGTGATACAGGCGCAGTTGTTGTATCGATCGTATGTTACCCAACTTGCCTGAATAAGAATCTACAATTTGCATAATTTGTAACAGTCCATTGGGTGCGCGGCAACCATATGATTACCATCAACTTGATCAAATTTATGCAACCTACAAAATCTAGGGTCGCAGTAATTCATCACTAGGTCTATGCTATCCGCAATGCTGTCCGGTAATTCAAAGTCAAGATCGTGTGCTATTACTTCATATCGATTGATTGCCACATAAGCATAATCAAAATCTTGTGTTAGTTCTTGAATCTTGTTGACCAATAAAGATGTGGACAGTTGATGCAGTATTGTACCAAACACAATTACTCCTTGACAATCAGCATCTCCGATATCAATATACTGTTGGCAAAGTTGCCGAAACTTGGTCTGATTTCCTTGCCATTTCCATGTGATCTTGTGTTGAGTTACAAAATCCAACATTATCTTTTCTTGAATCAATATTGCATCAACACCTGTTAAGTTAGCAAAACTGTTTAATTGTTGATCGCGCCAATGGTCATGATTTACCATTATCTACGCAGATTTGATCTGCCCCAACAATTGTTTTAGTTTAGCACTTTGTACATCTGCGGTGACTTTGGGTGCTTCTAGATCAAAGTCGTCTTTGGGTTTGGCACGTTCCCACGGTGGTGTACTAGATTCACCTTCTTCTGTAGTTTTAACCTGACTCTTGGCCTTGATTGAATCCATAATGCTGGACTTGGCACCACCACGGAAGTTGTCTTTTTCGTCGCCGCCTTCATCTGTGATGCGCATGGTTTCAATGTTGTATTCCAAATCAATCTTTTGCCCAACACCCGTTGAACTACGACTCTTCATACATTGAATTTGATACTTGCCACGCTCTTTCATAGCACGTGAAGTAAAGATACCAAACACATTGTCTGCTGTGTTGATCTTACTGATACCACCTGAAATGTGACTGTGATCAAATTCTACTTCTTCCACTGCTGATCTATTCAACTGACTTGCGGTGACCATTAGTACTGCTAGTTCTTTGGCCAAGTTGCGTAATTCTTCTGAAACATACTTGTCTTTTACAAACAAGTCATTGGGACTGACCTTGGCACTTACCGGCATCAGCAGGTCCAAGTAGTCAATCATCACAAAGTCTACCTTCTTGCCTGTTTGAATTTGATACTCTTTCAAATAAGCACGGATATCATTGATGTTGCTTTGTGCTGGCAAACCTTTGACTTGATAATTGCCGGATTTTTTGGCCACAAGTTTGACCTTGAGTTCAGTTGTGTCCATGTCGCGTCTAATGTCCTTGGTGCTCATGTTGGTCAACATGGCATCTGTTCGCAATGACGTTAACTCTTCCGATAGTTCTAATGTAATGTATACTCCACTCAAGCCTTGTTGTAGCCAGTTCAAGGCAATGTTCATCATAACCAATGACTTGCCTGAGCCTGAGCCGCCAGCAAAGATGTTTAGTTCACCACGACTGAATCCACCATACAATAATCTGTCCAGTTGCGGCCATCCTGTGCTTACTTGCCCACCCGAGTTGAAGTATTTTTCAATGCGAGCCTTAGGATCAGCAAAGTAATCCGTGCCCATGTCTTTAGTAAGTGATATCTGTACAGCATCTTTGATAAGTTTTTCAACGGGTTCAAACTCGCCCTTCTCCAACAAGTCTGCTGATTTTAAAATTGCACGTTCAAGTTCTTGACGTCGAGTAAATGCTTCAAACTCGCCCATGAACCAATCAAAGTGTCCTTCATTGAGATCTGGCACCGTAGCAAGTTTGATGCCAGTGGTCGCACTTATCTGCGATCTATCAGGCATGGTCTTATGCTTGTCTGTGTGTTCTTTAATAAACTCAGCCGCAGGCCTCAAACTCCGGTCAAAGTTTTGTGCGTTATAAATGTTTTGAACACGCACGTAACTTGTTGCGTCTTCCAACATCATCTCTAGAAATAGTCTTTGGACATCAAGTCCGTATTCTTTTAACAAGTTGTTTCTTCCTTATTTCTATCTTAATTTTACTAGTTTCTCTTGCGGCCATTATAGTTAGCAAGGCTCCTAATCTGCCCAGTTTTATCACAGCATCATTGACATCTTTGCAACCCTCAGGCCATTCAGGTATGCTCACTGCCCAACCCAGTTCCACAGCACGGTCAACAAGTTCTATACCTGCTGTGTCTTGATCAGGTATCACAGTGACTTCACGTCCGAGACTGCGAATCAATCTTGCTTGTGCGTCACTAATGGTGTTGTGCATCACAGCAAGCCCACCTATGCTTAACGCATCAAAAATGCCTTCCATAACCAGCACATGTTGCCAGTCGTCATGTTGCAGATCTGTGCCAAACACATAGCCCGGTTGTGAGTGATTGATGTACTTGGGTTGTTTGTCGTCCAAGAATCTAGCAGTCCACCCAACTACCCGGTTGTCGTACGTGAATGGAACTAACACAAACGGTCTCACCCAGTGAACCCCATCATTCTTGATTGAAGTCATTATAGGAAAGTCTTCAGGAACACCTCGCTTGCGTATGTAATTCCAGTAGTAAGGAATCTCTGGCGTGACTACTTCACTAAAGGGCGGGAAGTCATCCGACTCTTCAAATTTGATATCGCTTAATATGTTAAATGCTTTTTGACGATCTTCTAATATGCCGTGTATGCTACGATGCCGCAGACTTTCAAGATTGAGCATCTCAATCTCATTGTCTGGCACCCCCATCCATGACAGCAAACGTCGGGCCTTGAAACTAACTGTACGTCCTAGCACAAAACTGGCTGTGTATGCGCAGCTGAAGCAGTGATAACTCCAGCCTTGTTCGGTTGCTTTGATACCACCACGCCCACGCCGATCTTGTGAGTTACCGTTGTGAGTACAACATACTGCATTGAAACTCAGCCAGCCTTGTGGACTGGGTTTTCGTTTCGCAGGCAAATATTGCAGTATATCAAGCATTGCTACATTGTAGCAGAATCTATGGTAGAAATCAACTTGTCAG